AACAAATCTTTTTGTTTCTTGTTAAGTTCCATCAGCTTGTCATTGACGTTAGCGATGTCCTTGATCATATTAGACAACACCTCGAATGCTCGGGGATGTTCTGATTCACGCGCGACCTGAATCATTAAGTCAAGCGATTCTCGACCTTTCTCGATTAGATCATAGTAGGTATCACGGGAGTACTCATAGTCCTGTTCGTGGACAAAGTTTTTCTTTTGATCACCCGTGATAATTGTTGGGGGGTTATGACTGTCTGTCATCGGTTATCTCTATATTAAAACCAAAGTCTCCGCTTGAATTTACGTCAATCGGATCTGGTGTCACACGTACATTACTTAGGAAATCTGTATCTCCCGCATCTGAAACGATGGCATTAAGTTCTGTATTTACTTCACGGATCTCTACGCCTGTCTTCACAGGACCATAGAAGTTCGCATTCATATCAAAGGATAGAGTGTATATGATAGTTCGTCTCTGCTCGATCGGTCCTTCGAAGTCGTCAGAAAAGTTGACCCCCGTCAGAGTGATCGGGATGTCTTCTTTGATTTCTGGATAATCGGAAAACGGTTTGACTGATAGAGAATACTGAGGGGCAAAGTATGGTAATATCTGTTCGACCACTTGAAGTGCGTCGTCCTGAGACTTCGCGTAGACGTTCAGTTCAAAACCAATCTTATATGGGACACCGCAAAATATATCCTTGCGAGTTCCGTCACTTTGACTTGAGGCCACACTTACCTGATTGATTTTTGGTAACTGTCTTGGTGCGTCATATGCAATCGACACGATTTCAAAAGACATGCGCGGCAACTTCAGTGCGACCTTGCGTTCGGACTGTTCCCCTCTACCCATCTCCTCCAGTCGCGAGATGAAGTTCCTGCGAGGTGCATACGTCAGAGGTAGTTTGACCTGAGACAATACCTTACCGTCCGCCGCGGTTCGCAGTATATGCATATCATCGAACATAGATCCGAATAACGCAACACATGTGCGCACACGTTTGTGATAGAAGTGTCCGCCCATCATTAGATTATATCTCCAAACGGATTCGACTCACTGAAGTCAAGGAAATCTTCTTCCCAATCATTGAATACTTTATTCTGCGCATCGACCTGTATCTCATTGACACCTTCGTCTTGTGAGACTGGAGTCATAGACGCATTCGGTCCAACGACTGGACGATCTGTCGCCCACTCGTGATACATACCATCGGTTGCGCCTGTGTGTGCTATCTTTAACATACGAGTGTCGGGGTTCCAAGAAGTGACTTCACCATTCAGTATGTAGTCGTCGAATAACTGTTGTACATCCTCTCCTACAAGATAATAAGTTTCATCACCATCAACAAAAGGTGGCATCTGTAGTTCGTACTGGAATGCACCCTCGACCTCTACATTATCAATGTCTGAGATACCAGTGTCAAAGTCTTCGTCTGAGAACTCGAATAACTCGCACTGCATACGGAACGTAGGTAGTTGCGACAACTGGTAGAACGGAGTTTCTGTCTCCACCTTCATCACTTGGAACAGTGACTCGGACATAGGCAAGTAGATCACATCACCTTCGCGTGGTCGGAACTGCGCATCCGCAAGACGGTCACCGACCAGTTCTCTCCATCGACGACGCGCGATGACGAAGGTGGCTTGGTCACGAATCTCAATACCGAACTTGGTAAAGATGTCTCCCTCTCCATCGAACCCTTCTGCGTTCTCGATGTAGACCTCGACCTTGTATGCGTCACCGAACTGAGACTGAATGCTGTCTAGGAAGATGTCTTCCTTCTCTACGATCTCTCGTGGTAGGTAATAAATATCCTGTCCATAGAATTTGATAGACTCGATGATCAAGTCCTCATACAAACCCTGTTCGGATCGGTTTTTTTGACTTATGTATGGATTAGTCGCCATGGTTTACCCCATAAAGAACATTGGACCTTCGTCCTCTTCCAATCGGAACTTCTCCATGATCTTGTCGATGTCTGCGATTGCGTCATCATAGATTTGACGACCATTGATAGTAACCCCGCCAGGTAATGACATACCGTCAAACTTGATTAGGTTGATACCCCATTGACGTTTAATCAATGCGGTTGTGTATTCTTTCAGGAAGCGGTGGTTCCATAGATTGTTGTATTCGGATATCGTATCGTCCGGACTGCGAATACCATAGACTTCAAACACGACGAAGTCTCCCGCTGTTAGTTTCGTTTTAGAAACAAGTAGGTTCACACGATTGTACTGTCGATCAAAGGTCATCTGTGGTTGACCCATCAACTTCATGTCGAGTAGCGATAACTGTTGTTGCATACCTTCATAATACGCCAGATCACCCAACACACCGTTTGCACGAGTGAAGTCTGATATGGTATACTGTAGATACTGCCAAGCGTCACTAAACCACCCCTGAGAGTTCGACAGGGAGACTGGTAACATACGTACCACCGCAGTCAAATCAAGGTCGTCCGGTAGATCTACGGTCTGTGTGTCGACATCCTGTTGTGTTAGTTGGTGTTTGAGATAATATCTCTTCGACCCGTCTGGGTGGTTCTCACGGAACCATTGAAGTGCCTCATCAACACGATCATCTAATTGTTCGTCATCGATATTGATCTCAACAACTGGATGTCCCAGTGCACGTAGGCAATACTCGATTAGTTCTTCTCTGTCAGTAGCGTACATCTAATGTGTCTCGAAGTTACGTGTGTCTCTCTATTTATACGATTTTATTTATAGACATAAAAAAAGGGAGTCCGAAGACTCCCTCTTTCATCGAAGTTCTAAGAACTTGGATTAGTTGACAACAGTACCGTTGACATCGTAGACATCGATACGGTAGTGTGAACCGTGTTGTCCGTCTAGTTTGTCCGAGTTAGTTGAGTTGTCTGGTACTAGAGCACCGGCAGTTTCTGATAGATCTAGTGAGAACTTACCAGAAGTCTCATTGTAATCTATGCATGAACCGTTGTCCGCACCGACACATGCCTTCGCACGTGATTCGGTGAAGTATAGGTTGACTTGACCTTCTGATACGTTATCAGTGTCCCATGCTTCGATTGCAACTACACCAGATTCTAGTGCAGAGATGCGACCAGTGTTAGAGTTGACAACACCTAATGTAGAACTATCCGCTGATTGGAATGCAGAAACTATCTCTGTTAGAGAGTCTAGTGCTGCTGGGTCAGTGTTCTCTTCAATGAAGTCGATCTGACTTTGTAGCACCGCATCGGCAGACTGACGATCAAGAATTTCTTGTGTGATCGCAGCAGCGTTTGATTGCTCTGCCGCAGTCGCACGAGTCTGTTCGTCGGAGATTGCCGCAGCGTTAACTGCCTCTGCTGAACTTGCACGAGAGATCTCTGTGTTCAGTGAAGCCTGTGTTGCGTAATCAGCTTCGATCGTTCCAGCACGACTCTGTAGAGCAGCGATGTCGTTGTCGTTAGACGTGATCTGTGCTTGTAGGTCAGACTTGTCACCAGTTGTTGAGTTGTCTAGTGCATCGATCTGTGACTGTAAACCGTTGTCCGCAAGGATGCGAGCGTTAGCCTCAGCAGTGATCGCGTTCTGACGAGCAGTTGTTTCAGCACTTACCGCAGCTGCACGAGCACTTGCCTCTGCATCTATTGCGTCTTGTAGATCATCGTCTGCAGCTGAACGAGCAACCTGTTCCGCAGTGATCGCAGATGCGTTAGATGAAGTCGCAGTTTCAGTCGCATCCATCTCTGATTCTAGGGTTGATACACGACCTGTTAGGGCAGATGCGTCACCACCTAGGTTATCGATCAGAGTTTGTAGACTTGCATCAGCACCTTCGTATGCAGCAACTAGTTCTGTCAACTGGTTCAGTGTTTCTGGTGAACCGTTGGTGATTGCAGATACTGCCGAAGATACTGTGTCGATGTTAGACTGTAGAGTGTTGTCTGCACCAGCACGAGCACTTGCTTCTGCATCGATGTTTGCCTGTAGAACCGCGTCAGCAGCGATACGTGCAACTTCTTCTGCGTCGATTGCGTTCTGTAGTAACTGATCACCACCGATACGAGAAGACTGCTCTGCGTCGATCTGTGACTGTAGAGAACCTTCTACCGCAACCGCACGTGCAGTCTCGACGTTGATGTCGTTAGCAAGACTTGCCTCAGCACCTTCCGCACGTGACTTCTCAGTCGCAACTTCTGCTGAGTTAGCAACGTCACCTGCGATACGTGCCGCAGTTTCTGCTGTCATGTCAGAAGTCTTATCACTATCTAGATCAGCAACAAGAGACTGTAGAGAAGCGATGTCAACGTCATTAGAAGTAATCTGTGCCTGTAGACCAGATTCCGCAGTAGTTGCACGAGAAGCTTCAGCAACGATGTCAGTAGAGTTCTGAGCAACTGCCCCAGTTAGAGTGCTATCCGCATTTTCAAATGCAGAGACGATCTCTTGTAGGGTGTCTAGTGATGCTGGAGAAGAACCTACGATGATGTCAATCTGACCCTGTAGACTTGTGTCACCCGCATCAGCGTGTGCCTTAGCACTTGCTTCTGCCGCATCTGCTTTAGAAGTTGCGTCTGCTGATGCAGCCGCTGTTACGTCAGAGTCACCACCATCAACGTATGACTTGTTTGCAGCAAGATTTGCTGAAGTTGGTTCGTCAACGATTACTTGTGAACCACCGAAGTGTACTAGACCATCTTGCCAATCAATAGTTGATCCTGGCTGTTCTACCTTTAGTGTTCCTTCAACTACGATTTGGTCAGAAGCAATACGACCTTGGATATAATCAGTCCACTCGTAGTCTGTTCCGTTCCACTTCAAGAAATCACCAGAATCCGCAGCAGAAACATTCAAGTGTTGGTCGACCTCTGCCTTAGTAGCAGTACCGAAACCACCACCAGTGATCTGTGACGAACCAAAGTTTACTATAGAACCTTCGAAATCGACAGTTCCTGTTTGAACTTTTAGGTCATTCGATTCAATTGTGTCAATGAATCCACGAGCAGCATAAACATCATTAGCGTTCTTGATGTTGTTACTATCCATGTCAACTTCAGCAGTCATCTGAATATCAGTTGAACCTGAAGAAGTGCTGATACCAGATGTACGTGCGTTTGCAGCAGCAATTGCCGCAGCGTTTGCGGATTCAGCCGCAGTTGCACGAGTTTCTTCAGCGGTAACTGACGCAGTTAATGTAGCAATGTCAGCTGGTGTCGCAACACCGTTTGTTAAAGTATTGTTGATTGTTACGATGTCAGATGCGTTCTGAGCAACAGAACCTGTTAGAGTGCTATCCGCACCTTCGAATGCAGCAACGATTTCTTGTAGCGTGTCAAGTGTTTCTGGAGAAGTTCCCAGAATAGCACTTACCTGCGCCTGTAGATCTGCGATGTCAGAAGAAGTCAGACCTGCAACAGCATCGGCGATCGCGGCAGGAACAACCTTACCGTCCGCACCGATTACAGTTACGTCGTTGATCGAAATTCCACCATCTGCTACGTCAACGCCGTTCTGTATTCTAAATTTTTTATTTGTAGACATTTTTTGTTTACCTTTTAGAATTTTGGTTGATTAGGGGGGAGACTGATTCTCCCCCCGACTATTATGTAAGTCTCGATTATACGTTAACGTAAGTTACCGCAACTGAAACAACTGCGTTACCAGACTCAGCAGTATACATCAATTCAACATTGCTGTTGATGAAGCGTATATCTGTGTCACCTAGTAGAGACGAACCTGTGTAAACAATACCGTACTCGGTAATGTAAGCACTTGTTCCATCATGGACAACCATACACTCTCGGGTTTCAAACTCACCATCTTGCTCTACAGTAACTACGTACTTCGCAGAACGGTATACTGTTGGATCAAATGATGAGACGACTGTTGGTGAAGAACCAGCAACTACGTCTAAACCATGTTCGAATGCTTTTAGGTTATCTGCAAGAGTTTCAATACCAACAGACTTAGGATCTAGGACACCAACTGAGTTAGTTGACTGTGCGATTACTACTGCCTGTGTACCTAGTGGTACCGCAGACGTGAACGTAATTTCTTGCGTTCCTGAGTTGATTGTGTAGTGAACGCCTGGATCCTGAATAACACCACCGACAAATACTAGCGCGTTAATCTGTGCAGTGTAGAAATCTAGAGAGTAAGTACTCGCCATTCCATCACCGTTGATTGTCTGTCGCTTAGCGTCGTTGAATGCTAATTGTGTTGGCGGAACAAATTCGATACCTGTGCCGTCAGTCTTAACGCGTGAGACAAATCCTTCATGTCCAGAGAATGATGTTTCTACAACATCTTCTAGTTCTAGGAATGATTTACCTGTTGCGATTGAAATTACACCAGTGTTAGCGTCGTAAGAAACATCGCCTTCACCATCTACATCAAACACTGAGACTGCCGCGCGAGCACGTGCCTCTGTGAAGTATAGACGTGTACCTTCAGTTAGACTGTCTGTTGTGAACTGCGAAATGTGCTGTTCAAGTAGACGTGCGTCTGTGTATGCTTTGCTTGTTGCGTCTGACGGTGCGACTGGTAGAGCAAGACCTGTAACAATGTTACCTGTCATGTCTAGATCACCAGACATTGTATCACCTGCCTTCTCGACACGTCCATCTACTTGAGTTTGTAGATTCGCGTCACCGCCGATGCGAGCAGCTTCTTCGTCAGAATCGCGTGACTTAGATTCAGCTTCTACACGAACGATCTCAGAAGCGTTGTCTGAGATTAGATCAGTTAGACCACCGTCTACACGTTGGAACTCAGCAACGATCTCTGTTAGAGAATCGAATGCAGCAGAGTCTGTGTTAGAAACGATAAAGTCAATTTGTGCTTGTAGGGCAGAATCACCTGCGACACGATCAATAACTTCTTGCGCTAGAGCAGAGTTAGTGTTATCGATACGACCGTTGATAGCAGAGTCTTGTGCCTTAGTGTAATCTTCTTCAGCAATTAGTCGTGCTAGTAGATCTGAG